GCAGACCAGATGGTTCCACAGATATATGCTGCGATTGCCATAGCACTTCACAGAACCTATGGATTCGGATATAAGCGTATCAATGATGTGTTCGTAGAATCACAGCACATTTGGGAAAGCTATGCCGGGGACGGAGCCGGTATGGTAAAGAAGTGTGAGGAAGAAACCGGAGTGACGGTATGCAGCACGGAAGAGGCTCAGAGATTGATGGAGGGACAGAATGGGATGTAACGGAATTTGCGGTACTTGTGTATGTCATGAGAATTTCAACGGCACTACGGACTGGATATGCAGCAACGAGGACAGCGACAGCTACGGAGCAGTCACATCCTATGACGATTACTGCATTGATTACGAACCGAAACAATAAAAAACGAACTCAATTACACCATAAACTTTCAATTATATCATTTGACAAAGGATGACTATGTTAAAATATCGGTCTCACCGATATTCTATACATTTACCATCCTTTTTCTGTTAGAATGAGGGTGTCTTGGTAAAGGCGTTGGTGGATTATCCTTTTCTTATATGGAGTAGTGCAATGCTACTCCATATTGCTAAGCCCGGATAGCTCAACTGGTAGAGCACTTGACTTGTAATCAAGAGGTTGTGGGTTCGACTCCCATTCTTGGCTCTTACCTCTCGATAGAGGGTAATGGTTCCTCCATGATAATATAGGGGCATGGGCGGCGATGAACCGCCCAGTAATGTGCGGTGGTGCAGCATGGTAGCACGTCTGTCTGATACGCAGGAGATCATAGGTTCAAATCCTATTCGCACAACTATTTAATTACAGAAAGGAGCAGCTATATTGGAAACGGAAAACGTATACTGCCCTGTATGTAAGGCACGGGCAAACCGTGAAAAACTTCTTTTCAAGAAAGCACCCGGAGCATCCGGCACGATTTTCATAAACTGCCGTGGGTGCAAGGAAGTAATAAAAATAGAATTAAGCAAAGAGCCTTTGAGCCGGTTAAGTCATAAGTAGACTTGATCGGTTCTTTTGTTTTATTCGGAAAGGGGAAACTTCATGTACGCAAGCAACCGTCCGACTCTCGGTAGGCGAATGTTAATGACTGATGAGAGGGAGATAACGAAAGACAATATCATACAGGTTGTGTCAAAAGCATTTATGGAACATCAGGAAAATGTTGCCGAGGAAGTATACCTTTTTGAGTATGAGAGAGGAAATCAGCCAATTCTCAACCGTGAAAAGAAAATCAGATCGGACCTTAATGCCACAGTCGTAGAAAACAATGCTTCAAAGATTGTGGACGTGCATCTGGGATATTGTTTTTCCAACCCGATTACTTTCGTACAGAGAGCAAAGATAGAGCCTACAAAGAAACAGAAGAGAGCCTTATTCGGCTTCTTAAAGAAAAAGGACGAGGATAACGGAGAGAACATTGACGATTTGAAAATCGCCATGCTCAACAAAATGATGCAGGAGCAGAGCAAATCGGCAAAGGACATTGCCCTTGGAAGAAATCTGTTTATCTGTGGAGTCGGTTACCAGATGATGTTGCCGAACAGAAATCCAAGCCGTTATTCTCCGTTTGAGCTTTTGGTTCCGAGTCCACTGACAACATTCGTGGTGTATTCCAACGATGCGTACAGAGAACCGGTGCTTGGATGTACCTACTTCATACACGATGATGGAACCATCACTCTCACAGCATATTCAAGTAGATTCTGTTACACCATTGAGCATGAGCTTAATACAACGGATTATCATTTGAAAGAGAATATCACTCCGAACCCACTGAGAAGAATACCGGTCGTAGAATTTGCATTGAATGACCGCATGGGTATCTTTGAAAAGGTTATCCCACTCATGGATGCCATGAACCTTGTGGATTCAGACCGTATCAATGATATATTGCAGCACGTTCAGTCCTTACTTTGGATGCACAACTGCCAAGTAAATGAAGAGGGTAAGAAAAATCTCGTTGACGGCGATGGTGTCATTATGACAAAGAGTACCGGAGACGGCAAGGAAGCAAAGATTACCTACCTCAATCAGACATTGAATGAGAGTGAGGTACAGAAACTTGTGGATCATCTCAATTCCCAGTTGGAGCAGATTACTTCTACTCCGTCATGGCAGGAAGCAAGCGGCGGCTCTACCACAGGAGCAATGCAGCTATCAAATGGATGGCAGTGTTTGGAGATTTCCGCAAAGACCGTTGAACAGTTATTCACGGAACCGGAAATGCAGATTATTGATTTGGCAATAGAGATAATCAAGGCAGATCAGAGACCGTATGACGGTCTGAAAGATATAGAGACGGCAGACGTTGAAATACGTTTCTGCAGAACCAAGACATACGATCTGGTGTCAAAAACAAACTCCCTTGTGGCATTACTAAATGCCGGAGTAGACGGTCTCACTTCATTCAATACTGTTGGACTGTTTACAGATCCTCAGCAGGCATGGGTTGACAGTAAGACTATTATCGAGGGCATACAGAAGAAACTTGCATCCAAGGAAGAAAAAACGCAGCAGCCGAACCCTAACGCCTATAAGGATGATGAGGGGAACGGTGGGGAGAACAACGAGGAAAAGGATAAGACAGAGGAATCAAAGCAGCCGAGCAAAACGGCAATGGTAGAAGAATAGGCGGTGTGAGATATGTATGATCCGGTACAATACTTTGATGAAATGAATATCCTCAAAGACGATAAGCTCCGCCGGATAAATACTGCCAAGGAATTTATCAATGCCCTTGTTGATTTCTTTGCAGCACAGTTTATGAATCTTCTCTCCGGGATATTCCTTTACGAGAAGTCGAGTTCTGATTATGAAAATGAGCTTATGGATCTTTATTTTGCCATGGCTTCTGAATATCAGTACGAGACAGAGGTAAGAGAAAAGGCATACAGATTTGCAAAGTACATTCAGGAGGCAACCGAAAGAGCGGTAGCAAACGCCAACGGAAACGATGATTATAAAATGTCTCGCATGACCGGTGGCATTATGAAAGAAGAGGATGTTCCAAAGAGTGTTAAGCGGATGTTCTCGGAAGTCAGAGCAACCGAGATTGCCTTAAATGAAACCAACTGGATATATAACTGGATCAATCATCAGAACCTTGCCGAGAGGCAGGACACCCATACATGGGTAAGTATGAGAGATGAACGTGTCCGGATAAGCCATTGGGAGGCTGACGGGCAGACAGTTCCGATAAATGAGCCTTTTACCATCAATGGGTACAAAATGATGTTCCCACTTGATGATAGTATGGGCGCACCGATAGATGAAATAATCAACTGCCGGTGCGTAGAATTATAAATTAGGAGGTAGAGCCAATGGCAACAGCAAGCAAAAAGACGGCAGCAGGCAAGAAGAAAATGGACGATAAGAAGAAAGTAGCAGCTTCCAAAAAGGAGACTGCGAAGAAATCTTCTGATAAGAAAGCGGCAGCTAAGAAGTCCACTGCAAAGAAAACTGCCACCAAGAAAACCACTGCCAAAAAGGCAGCAAAGAAAAACTAACTTCATACAGTTAGAGCCTATGAGCCGGATGTGATGATGAATCGTGTCCGGCTCATTTTTCGGTTATTCAGGGAGAAATCCCTATCACATAACGGGTTAGAGAAAATCCTTACAAAACGCATACAACTATTGTCTTGCAGAGACGCAAGTAAAAAAACGCAGAAATTTATACGGAGAGAACCGTTCAAACGCAGGAGGTCAATTATGGCAGATGTAAACAGTACAGCAACTCAGAACCAGACACAGCAGCAGACTCAGACAGAACCGCAGAAACAGCCTACTACTCAGGTTTCCGGTACACAGCAGCAGACTCAGACAACCAAGCCGGAGGATAACAGCAACGGCAATGAACTTACAGTTGAAAGCCTTATGGCACAGCTTGCGCAGGAAAAGGCCAATAATGCCAAGTTAAAGTCTGACAATGACAAGTTATGCACATCCGAGGGCAATCTGAGAAAACAGCTCAGAGCTAAGCAGACAGCCGAGGAACAGGAAGCGGAAGCAAAGGCAGAACAGGCGGCACAGAGAGATGCCTATGTCAAGGAACTGGAAAAGTTCAAGTCGGTAACAGAATCATCGGAGCGTTACTTAGGAATGGGTATGCCTACCGAAATGGCAAAGGCAACAGCAACGGCAGAGTATGAGGGAAATATGGATGTCGTTACTGGAAACATCTCTAAGTTCATGGCAGAGAGGGATAAGCAGAAAGAGTCTGAAATCCGCGCACAGTATTTAGCTCAGATGCCTACACCGCAGTCTGGAAACGTAGGTCAGGTTGACTATTCAGCACAGATCAAGCAGGCAATGGACGCAGGCGATACACAGGCCGCCGTTCTTGCAATATTAAGTCAAAATGCCGCTAACAATCAGCAGGCATAACTTTTAAGGAGGTAATGAATTATGGCACAGGGCACAGCAACATCATTCGCTGTTCCTAATTTTAGCGGAATGTTATTCGCTAAAGGGCAGCAGGCAACACCGTTCTCTACTATGATTGGCGCAAGACCTCTCGTAACCAATCATGTAGAGTTTACTTGCGGTCAGGAGTACAACACAGAAACAGGCGAACAGCCTAAGATTTCTGAAACAGCATCCCTTACCGCTCCACAGCCGGAAATTGTAACCAGAAGTCAGCTTACCAACGTAACTCAGATCTTCCAGAAGTCCGTAGCGATTTCTTATGGAAAGCAGAGCAACATGGGTACACTGCAGGGTATCAACGTAGCCGGTCAGCAGGCAAATCCTATGGATGAACTTGCGTTCCAGGTATCTCGTAGAATGGCGAAGATCGCACAGGATATTGAGTACACTTTCATCAATGGTAAGTATGCGAAAGCTACTACTGATGCAGAGGCAAACCAGACCAGAGGACTTCTGACTGCGATTACAACCAATATACTCGATCTCGCAAAGAAACCTCTTACCTACTGGCTTGTAGCAGAGGGATTAAAGTCCATTCACGATCAGGGAGCAAAGACAGACAATATCGTTCTCGGTGTAGATGCAACCACTATGTTGCAGCTCAACCTTGACGCTCAGCAGAACAACCTGACTATCGTTCCTCTCGGAAGAGAAGTAAACGGTATCAAGTTACAGACCGTAGTTACCCCTCTTGGAGAGGTGGCAGTCGCATTGTTCGATACCATGCCTGCCGGTACTGCCGTTCTGTTTGATCCGTCCATCATGGCTCCTGTTCATCAGATGGTTCCTGGTAAGGGTAATTTCTTCTTAGAGCAGCTTGCTAAGACAGGCGCAGGAGAAACTTATCAGATCTTCGGTCAGATCGGTCTGGATCACGGTCCTGAGTGGATGAGTGCGAAGTTCACTAATATTTCCACAGATCTTCCTAGCAAGATCACGGCAGCCGGTACAACGGGGGAATAACAGGTCATACCCTTAACGGTGGTTCCGAGGTAGTTGATTCTTCTGTTTCCACATCAGCGGATGCGGTTTCAGAAGAGACGGCTACTGGCAAGAAGTACACAGAGGAAGAACTTAACGCTCTGACAGTAGCACAGATTAAGGCTATCGCAGCGGAACGTGGGTATGACATGAAAGAAACCGTAAAAGCAAAGCTGATCGCAGAGTTTTTAACTCAGCAAGGGTAAGAAAGTGAGGACGGATTATGGACGCTAAATTGATGAAACTCTCACTGACGAACAGATTGCCGTCCTCCTTGTGAAAGCTCAGAAACAGGCTGCAAATCAACACTTTTGGGCGGATGATGATATTCCGACAGAGGCAGAGTTGGAGAGATTTTATAACCGGTATGAGTTTGAAATCTATGATTTGGCGAAAGCCATAAACTCTGACGATGCGAGGGGCGGGCTTGTATCTCACACAGAACTTGGAGTTACCCGGAACTGGGGACAGACAGGTAAGAAAGATATTGAGTTGGCCTTGGCGAAGATCCCACCCAAAACCTATGTCGGTCTGTTAAGGAGGGATGGCAATGCCGAAGCTGAGACTTAAAGACCTCAGATTGAACCAAGTCCCTTTTTATTACCAGACCTATGACGGAACGGTGGATGAAGTGGACGAGGATGGCAACCTTACCGGGGAGAGCATACCGAAGTATTCAAATCCGGTTCGTGTGCTTGCGAGAGTAAGCCCGAACTCAGGAAATGCCGAGGACTCCCCATTTGGTAAAGATATTGTCTACGACAAGACCATATCAACCGTACAGAAATTACCGATTGATGAATACTCAAAACTCTTCATAGATGTGGTTCCTATTCTCAATGAGGACGGGTCCACGGACACAGAACCAGATTATATATGTGTCTGCCCGAAACATGATTTGCAACAGAATCTATGGGCGATACGGAAGATTAAGGGGAATATCCATGCAGGACAAAATAACGATCAATCCCTTTGACCCGAACAGCATAGATGAGGCTATTAAGAAACTGGAAAAGCGGAAAGAGCGTATACACAAATGCGCAGAGAAACTTATACAGAGACTTACAGACCTCGGAGTTGAAAAGGCACAGGAGTTAGTTCCGGTTGATACCGGTACGGCAAGATCTTCCATTATCGGTTATCTGGATGAGACAGATGGAGTTGGAATCATAAGTGCCGGAGGGTATTGCAAGTACATTGAGTTTGGTACTGGTGTAAAGGGTAGGGACAACTCCCACCCAAGCGAAGAGTACAAGGCAATAATGAACTGGGCATACAATTCCGGGGCAACAATCTTTACCACGAAAGACGGCAGAGAGGGTTGGTATTATCCGGCTGATGATGGCACATGGCGATTTACAGAGGGTATGCCGTCAAGACCATTCATGTATGAGACGGCGCAATATCTGAGGAAAGAAGCACAAAAAATAGCAAGCGAGGTATTCAAGGATGGTTAAGGACAATGTGAATTTGTATTTTACGAACCTCCTGAAAGACTTGCAGAAACAATACAGCAGTTTGAAAGGAGGACAGGTGTATAAAGCTACACCACCGTCATTCCCCTATATGTATTTCAAACAGATAGGCGGAGACGGAGCGTTATCCACACTTTCAAATACAGAGGACGGTATCAATCTTGGATTGGAAGTCAAATTCTATTCAAACAAATCCGCCTCAGAAGTGCGGAAGTTAGCAAATTCCTCAAGGGAATATATGGTAGGGATTGGATTTCATTGCGACTACTTCTCCCCTGTGGAGAATGTAAGCGATACTTCCATTTCACAATTCCTTACCCGATTCTCAAAACTGGAAACATGATTAACTCCATCGGCTAGGGTCGCTCCCGAAAAGCACTCGCCTGGTGTCTGCCGGTGGTTTTAATAAATTCAAGGCTTTACCTCTTAGGCAAAGGAAAACACAAGGAGGTAGAACGAAGATGGCAAAATGTACAAATGTGACATATCTCATGCACGAGAAAGCAGATGCTCCCGGAACATTTGAGAAGTTAATCGACATTACTGAGTACCCGGATCTCGGTGGAGAAAAGGAAAAACTCGATGTTACAACACTTTCCGATACGAAGAAAAGAACCATTAACGGTATCGAGGACACAGGGGATCTTGCTTTCAAAGCATGGTATGAGAAAGCTGATTACAAGAAACTCTTGGATCTGCAGGAAGCAGGAAAAGTTGATAAATACCAGTTATGGTTTGGAGAAGAGGGTGTTGACGGCAAATGGGAGTGGGCCGGTGTTATGGCAGTATATCCGACAAGCGGATCTTCCAACAATGCGAGAGAAATGTCATTCTCCATTACTGATGAGGGCGAAGAGGCTCTTCATTATGTAACAGCGTGAAAAAGTGAAACAGCGGCAGGGGAATAATCCTCTGCCGTACAAATAGGACAAATTAACGAAAGGACGGTTAATAAGTATGATTTTACAGACAGCGAATGGACCTAAAGAGATTAAAGTAGCAGATCTCGATTTTACAAACCTTATGTGTGATCTGGAAGATCACGATGTAGATGTAATGGGACTTCTGGATGATGATACCAGAGAGAACATGAAGATTTTTAAGACAATCAGAGCGATCATCGCAGTCCTTACCGGCACAAAGGATCTCACAAAAGCCGGAAAGATACTGAGCGAACATTTGAAGTACGGCGGTTCCATGGATGAAGTCATGGAAGCCTTTACGGAGGCAATGAAAACCGCGGGTTTTGGCGAGGAAGCCGAGGAACCTCCGAAGAGCGGAGGAAAGAAAACCAAGGCGGCAACAGAGTAGAGGAAATAGATCTCAGTAAATACAAAACATTTACAGAGATTATCAATAAAGTTTGGCTTCCCAACGCTCTCCTTTATGGAGTTTCCTATGAGACCTTTTGGACATTAAACCCTACGAAATTAGAGCCATTCCAAAAGAAGAGAGAAATGGAAGCGAAAGAACAGGCCACAGCCTTAGATACGTTGGCGTGGTCCGTTGGTTCGTATGTCGTAGATGCCATTGCAATCTTCCTTGGCAGAAATGCTCCGGCATACCCAAGCCAACCAAGAAACATGAACAGCACAGAGGACGCACCGCCGGGAGCAAAAATGACGGATGCAGACAGATTCGCTGCCTTTGCCGCAGAACATAATAAGCGATTGAGACAGCGAAGAGAAAAGTAGCTGATTACATGGGGATAGGTTGACGAACCGAAACAGCGCAAGTCCGGCGCAGTTCCCCATGTTTTCTTATTTTACGGACAAACAATACCACCCACGGACAGGGTTTTACGAAGTGAGGTGGCAAAATGCCTGATAACAGAGTAGATAGCATTTTATTGGAAATAGAAGCCACCACTGATAAGGCAGACGGTGGTATTGATAAAGTAACAAAAGCTCTTACCTCAATGAAGAAAATCACTGAGGGATTAGATACAGAAAAGTTAAAACAGATTCTTGATGTAATGCGTGGTTTCTCCGGCGTTGGAGATGATCTTAAAAATGCCGGAAGTGGTATGAGAAGCATTGCATCATCCATTAAGTCTCTGTCAGGAGTTGATACGGCGAAATTAAAAGAGGTTGCGGCTACTGTAAAGGAAGTCAGCACAGCACTTGGAAACCTCGGATCGAATAATCGCGTCAGCATCAGAATTGATTCTGAGGGGGCACAGAGACGTGTACAGCCTTTGGAGAACGGTCAGCAAGCAGCGGCAGCCACAGAAAGCGTTGCGACTGCATCAGAAGAGGCACAGGCAGCAATGAACGGTGCCGCATCAGCGGCAAGTCAGTTGGCACAAGAGGAAAGCAACCTCGGAACTGCCGGACAAAGTGCAGCAGCCGGACAGACAAACTTAAACGAAAGTCTCAATCAGGCAAACACAAATCCGGCTAATAGACGTATTCAGGAACTCATAGACCAGATCAATAAGTACAAAGCCACTGTCAGCGGTATGGAGAGTGGAAAGATACGGTTTGATACCGGTCAGTATGAGGAGGCTGTGAATGGTCTCAGACAGGCACAGGAACAGTTTAAGCAGTTCAAGGAAACGGTTTCACAGTCTCCTAAGAATATGGAGGATGTGGCAAAGTCCATTAAGTCCATAGGGGATGCAGCACAGAAATGTGGACTTGGAACCTTTTCTTCTATATTAAGTGGAATTGCATCAATTCTTCCGGCCATTGAAACTGGGGGCATGGCGGCAAATGCCGGATTCCAGTCTATGGCGGTAGGTCTTGAAGCCGTTCAGGCGGCGATACCGATTATTGGTATTATCCTGACAATCCTTACTGCAATCATCAATGCGGTAAGGCAAGTGGCAAATGCTGTAAAGAACGAGACACAAAAAATCATTTCTGCCGTGAAAACGGTAGTGAACAAAATCCGTTCTGGGATTGCTGCAATTATAAATAAATTCAAGGAACTCAAAAAGAGAGTGAGAGAGAGCCTTGGATTTTCAGAAAAACAATCTGGTGCATTTGCAAAGAAACTCGGCTCAATCATCCGACTTGGAACGTTCATGTTATTACGTTCAATGTTTACACACCTATTTGAACTCGTAAAAACAGGATTCGATAACCTTGTTATTTATTCAAAAAGAGCCGGAACAGAGTTTCACAAAAACGTAAATCTGCTCTACAACGATTTGCGACAGCTTGGAGCATCACTGACAACTGCATTTGAGCCAATACTGAATGTAGTTACTCCGATTCTGGATTATCTGATTCAGAAGCTCGTTGCAGCAACAAACGCATTGGCACAGTTCTTCTCAGCACTCACAGGTAAGAAGTTCTATACCAAGGCAATAAAACAGAATAAAGATTATACAGATTCCTTAAATGGTGCTGCAAAGGCGGCAAAGAACCTTACCACCGGCATAGATGAGCTTAACATCCTAAGTGATGATAAAAGCGGCAGTGGAAGCAACAGCGGAGCCGATGGAAGCGGTTATGAAACAGACGAGATTGCGGATAAGTACAAAAATCTTGCACAGATGATTAAGGATGCTTGGGATGAAGCTGATTTCTACGATGTAGGAAGAATGTTCGGGGAGAAACTGAAAGAAGCCCTCGATAACATTCAGTGGGACGGCATCAAAGCATCTCTGAGAAAGATTGCGAAGTGCATTGCGACATTCCTGAATGGTTTCCTTGAAACTCCTGGATTGTTCACATCAATAGGTGTGACAATAGCGCAAGCTATTAACTCTGCATTTGAGTTCGTTGATTCATTTGTAGAAAACTTCCATTGGAGCAGTCTCGGAACGGCAATAGCAGATCTTATCATTGGTGCATTAGATACTCTTGACTGGACTCTGATAAATAAAACCGCAAAGGGACTTGCACAGGGTATCGTAGATGCAATCAACGCTGCCCTGCAGACAGAAGATCTCTGGAAGAAAATTGGAACAGCAATTTCCAATGCAATAAACTCAGCGATTCTATTTGCAAAGACATTCGTTACCGGATTGGATTGGGCTTCACTCGGAACCGCAATCGGCAATCTGCTTGGCAATGCAATAGCCGGAATTGATTATGTTGGCATTGGAGAAACATTCGCTGGTTTTGTAAATGGTGTATTTACTGCCGTACTGAATTTCTCAAAGACTTTCCCATGGAAAGATATTGCTACGAACTTTGCAAACGGTGTCAACACAGCACTGAAAAAACTCGATTGGAATACCATCAAAGACGGTTTCGATACTTTCTGTGAGGGACTTGGAACAAATATAAATACCGCAATTACGGAGATCGACTGGAATCTTGTAGGCACAACGCTTGGTAACAGCATCAAGACACTTTTCAGCGGTCTTGGAAAATTCCTTGCGAAGATAGATTTCAAGAAAATCGGAAGTGACTTTGCGAGTGCGATAAACAAGGCAGTTAAGACTATCGACTGGAAAGAAGCCGGTGGCACAATCAATTCCCTTATATCTGGTGTATGCACACTGATTAACACTTTGATAGATGAGGTGGATTGGTACGAACTTCTAAAGGGCGTAGGAACGGCAATGTCCGAGATTGACTGGGACACAATACTCAAAACAGTCTTTAAGGTATTTGCAGCCAAGTGGACATTCAAGAATATGTTCAAATGGGTATCATGGACCGCCATTTGGAATGAACTGAAAACAAGCGTTGTCGAGGGAATATCAAAGAAGTTCGGAATTGGATCTGATGATGGAGAAATAAATACTGTCGGAGAGAAAATAGTCAGTGGCTTGCTGGGTGGAATATCTAAATCCCTTTTGCCAGCACCATTGCAGACAGCGTTGAGTTGTTTCGGAAATGTGACAGATGTTGTCAAAGGAATATTCGGCATAGGTGGTTCATCCGATTCAACCGTATTCAGCACACTTGGAAGTAATCTTGTCACTGCTTTCAATGGAGGCATCGGAAAGAAATTCTCAGACTGCCAAGCAAAAGTTACGGAGTGGGCCGGAAAGGTCAATGACTGGTTCTCGGGTACGAGCTTTGGAAAGATTTGCAAAGAGACTTGGGAAACCCACGGTCAGAACATCATAACCGGCTTTAAGGACAAGATAGGCAATGCTTATACCACCACGAAAGACAGCATCACGACTTGGGCTACTAAGGCTAAAGAGTGGTTCAACAATTCATCATTTGGTGGGGTCAACATGGAAACATGGACCGGATATGCAAATGACATTATCTCCGGTTTCAAGACAAAAGTGGGAAATGCCTATACACAGACCAAGGACAACATTACCACATGGGCCTCAAAGGCAAAGGAATGGTTTAATAGTTCTTCATTCGGCGGAGTGAATAACGGTACATGGACCACCTACGCAAATGATATTATCACTGGTTTCAAAACAAAGGTGGGTAACACATACACCACCACAAAAGATAACATCACAACCTGGGCGAGCAAAGTTAAGGAATGGTATACGAGCAGCGGCTTTGGAAACATCAATAGCAATACTTGGCAGACCTACGCAAACAATATCATTTCCGGCTTCCGGGAAAAGGTTGGAAACACCTATACCACCACAAAGAACAACATTACTACTTGGGCGAGTAGCCTGAAAGATTGGTTTTCTGGATCTTCATTCGGAAATATCAACAATGCCACATGGACCACTTATGCAGGAAATATCATAACTGGTTTCAGGAACAAAATAGGACTGTCGTACACAGATACGAAAAGCAATATCACAACATGGGCTTCAAACCTCAAAACGTGGTTCTCTGATAGTGGTTTTGGAGGCATCAATAGTTCTAAGTGGAGTACCTATGCAGAGAATATTATTTCCGGCTTCAAAACGAAAATCGGAAACAGTTATACGACTTGTAAGAGCAACATTACAACATGGGCTTCTAATGTAAAAACGTGGTTCACAAATACCTGTTCTTATGACAAGTGGTATGACATTGCAAAAAATGTGGTAGATGGTTTTAAGAACGGTATAGGAAATCTGTACTCTACCTGTAAGAACAACATTGAATCGTGGGGCAGCAGTATTATCTCATGGTTCAAAGACAAGCTGGATATTAACTCTCCGTCCAGAGTATTCAAACGATTAGGTGCATATTCCGTAGAGGGATATAACATCGGCGTAGAGAAAGAGGGAGAGAAAACAAAAGGAATTGTCACTTCCTGGGTAGATTCATTCGCTGATATGGACGTGAACCTCGGAACACGTCTGAAAATCAATGACAGTGCATTGAAAGAATACAGCAACAATTATGGAAGTGATTTCACGAATGAAGCAATCGTGCAGCGTGTGACAAGGGAGGTATCTACAAACGGAACCGTGCAGGCAACGCTTAATTCCGGCGGCGGTCTGAAAGAAGCTATCAAAGAGGCTCTGGACGATCTTGGAATAACAACCGCTGTGAGTGAGATTTCCAAGAACACCAAGACACAGGCTGATAAGAAAGAACAGACGATTGTTGAAATCGGTGGAAAGACAGTTACGGATGCAGTAACCACACAGCGCAATGCCAACGGTTACAGCTTCCAAGGAGCGTAAAGGAGGGATATGGAATGGCTTATATATCAGTAAATGGTTATGACTTTCCCCCTCCTAAACGTGGGGCAAAGCCAACTGTATCTACAATGGTGGATGCCGGAAGAAATGCCAACGGCACGGTCGTAGGGCAGAGAGTTGGGCGAGATCAGTACAAACTCGACACTCTGGAATGGCCGTGGCTGACGGCAGCAGAGTGGAGCCGGATGCTTACGGTGCTGAGTGCGTTTTTCGTATATGTCACTTTCCCAGATCCGGTCACTATGAAAAAAATAACAATAAAGATGTACCCCGGAGATAGAACGGCGGAACCGTACTGGATAGATTCAGACGGAAATCCAATTACCTATCAGAGTTGCAAAGTAAACCTTATTGATTGCGGAGAGTGATTGTATGCAGAAAGTATCAAATGAATACAAGGAAAGCATGAAAAGCTCTCTTAGAGAGCGGTCATATATGATGATTTCATTCGGTCTGGTAAATCAGGAAGCACAGGCCAATGCAACCGTCATAGGTAACAACTTTGCCTACTATTCAAAGCAGACCGGGTTGTTCGGTCAGCGAAAAGAGACAACCGTATATGCCACATTGGAGCAGGACTTCACAAAGGTAGACGGCTCTATGTATTTTCTCCCAAGGGAGAATACTTCCGGGAATTACTACGACACCGGTTTGATAAGTAAACCTCTGATTCCATCAAGCGGATATGAGCTGCTTATCGAACTGAATGTTGTAGCAACAGACATTAAAGGACTGACTATCAATTTTGGAGAGGGTTATCCTACCAGGTTCGACATACTCACGAGTAGCGGACAGAGAATAGAGATTGCTGACAACGATCAGTCAGAGTTCAGTACAGAACAGGTGTTAGAGAATACCACATATATAAAATTCATCTTCTACAAGATGAAAAATCCATATTCCAGACTGAGGATTTATTCAATTCAGTTAGGCTACGGTCTTGTTTATTACAATGACGATATTATGGATTCTAAATTAGATAGCTACATATCCCCAATTTGCGAGGATGTTCCACAGATAGATTTCATGGTTAAGTTACAGAATTACGATCAGTATTTCAATGTAGACAACCCAAACTCAGCAATCAACTTCTTGGAGACAGGGCAGGAGATGTATATCTGGTACGGTTATCAGTTGCCGAACTCAGACACTATCGAATGGATAAGAGGGGCAAAGTTACAGTGTAGTGCATGGGAAAGCGATGATTACTCGGCAACGATAAGGTGTCAGGATCTTTTCAGAAACATGGACGAGGAATATTACAAAGGCCGCTATGCTCCGGCAGGAATCACATATTACCATGCAGCAGAATTGGTCTTTCAGGATGCCGGAATTGAGGAATACTACATTGATCCGTACCTCAAAAAGTCAACCACAAAAAACCCCATACCGAGGGTTAAGCACAAAGAGGCTTTGCAGATTATCGCTAATGCCTGCAGATGTGTTCTTTCACAGAACCGGTACGGCAGACCACAAATTAAATCCTCATTCGCACCGGAGTACGACATAACGTGCAACGGAGAGACAGAGTATTCCCATGTTCGGAATATAAAGAGTGAGACTGCAAAACAGGAGTACGCTTCATTTGCACACAACTACACCACTGTAAATGCAGAAATGTATTATCTCCCGGAGAACCAGAGTAAGGCAGATAAGTATACCGGATATATTTCATTACAGCAGTCCAATAAGGATTGCCTATTTGAAGAAAATCCGATTATCTACATAACTCAGGAAACCGCCTGTATGTACTATGGTTTGCAGTTAATGTTTGGCTCTACACTGCCTGACGGAATTATATTCAGGACTTTCAATGACGGCAAAAAGGTGGATGAGTATGAGGTAAATTCGGACATTACAAAGAGGCTGATAGTGCAGCACGATTTTGATGATTTTGATTTGATGGAGATTGAGTTTACAAAGACAAAAGAACCATTCGACCGCATAGTCGTTGATTACTTCTCATTTGGCGATATAACGGATTTTACAATGGAAAGGCAGGATATGACCTCTTCTCCAAAATCAATCAAACAGGAGCTTGTCAAGGCAGTCAGAGTGCCATGCTATTCCTACCAGAAAGGAACTGCGGAAGAAACTCTTATTAGTGAAGAGACGGAGGCAGTAAAGGGAGATATTCAGACGTATTATCTCGGAGATCCGACTTATGGATGCAGAGCTACGTTCAATTCCTCGGCATCAAACGTTAGCATCATAGAAAACGGAGATTATTATGTGACAGTTAAGTTTCTAATTACTGGCAAGTACCAGTTTGAAATTATAGGACACAGATACAACATTGTCGAGCAGTATGCCGTAAAAACGCTCAATAGCAGAGGAAAGACCATAACATGGAAAAATCCTCTGGTAAGCGATATGGAAACGGCAAACCACTTGGCAGACTGGCTTGGGGATTATTACAACGCCGGTATTGAGTACGAATACAATACCCGTGGAAATCCAGAGATTGATGCGAACGACATTGTTTATCAGGAGAACGCATATCGCCCTGGATTAAAGGTCAATATCTATCGCCACATTGTTAATTTCTCACAGAGTTTATCTGGAAAGGTAATTGCCCGTAGGGTATCAGAAAAATAAGAACAGAAAGGAAGAGGAAAATGAATGGCTATTAAATCCGTACAGGCTATCGTAAACGGTGTGACTACCACACTCACATACGACAGCGCATCAAAGACTTACAAGGCTACGCTTACCGCTCCGGCAAAGTCCTCATACAATCAGTCAGGACATTATTACGGAGTACAGATCATCGCCAAGGATGAGGCCGGCAACACGACTACCGTAAACCAGTCGGATGCCACACTCGGAAGTAAGCTGAGGCTTACGGTAAAAGAGAAAACCGCACCGGTTATCACAATCTCTTCTCCGACAGCATCACAGTTACTTACGAGCAATCAGCCGACAATTTCATTCACAGTCACAGATGATGATTCTGGTGTCAATCCAGATACAATCAAACTGCTTATTGATGGTTCTGAAATATCTGGAATCACAAAGACAAAGACAACGTCCGGTTATTCATGCAGTTATAAACCGTCCACAGCACTTTCAGACGGTTCACACACCGTTGTTGTAAAAGCATCCGACTATGACGGCAATGCAGCTACTCAAAAGAGTGTTTCATTCAAGATCGATACTGTACCGCCTGAGTTATCAGTTACAAGTCCGGTAAACAAACTTGTCACGAATAAAACCAAAGTAACGGTAGCCGGAACTACCAACGATGCAACATCAAGTCCGGTTACACTGACAATCAACGGCAGTGCAGTAACTGTATATGACGATGGTACTTTCTCAAAGGATATAACCCTGAAAGATGGCTCAAACACCATTACCGTTGTAGCAAAGGACGGAGCCGGAAGAACCACGACCGTCACAAGAACAGTAACCCTCGATACAAAAGCACCGGTTATCTCAGATGTTTCATTGGCACCGAACCCGGCGGATGTCGGAGCAACCTATGTAATTTCTGTTTCGGTAACAGATTAGGCGGTGCGGCATGGCAGCTAACATATTGGTAAGGGACGTTACGATAAGTTCAAACCCCGTGCAGGCAAAGGGGAAATACACAATCTCAGTTTCCATTGAGGAACTGAAAGGCGTTGCATTTGTCGGCAATTATGTTGGCTCCTATGTCAATATATCAGACAAGGAAATTCCTGATAAATTGCCACTGGCATACGTTGGCAATTACACCAAAGGATAGGAGGCGATGAATAATGGCTGATATAGCAAATGTCACAGGAACACTTGACGATAAAGAACTGAATTTTCAGCACTCTATCGGAACCGTATATAAAGCCTCCGCAAGCATAGATGGTTCGGAAAAGGATCATGTAGCCGTATTGACGGCAACGGATTCTGCCGGGAATAGTACAACGGAAACAATGGTTATTTCTATCTCTGGTTCCTGGACCACTCCAAAAACAGATTGGTACGGTTACACAGACGATGATGGGATTTATCACGGAGACCGGTTTAACACGGAGGATTTCAACCGGATAAAGAACAACCTCGCATATCTCAGAGAGATAGCCGTGGCAATGTACCAGGAGTTTTCCATAAATGATCTGGGAGACGATAGGAGCAAAGACCAGTATTTTTATGCGGATGAGATAAATCAGTTGGAAGAAAACATTAAGCTCATAGCTGAAAACACATTTAAACCGGACATAGGGGAGAACCCCTTATACACAGCGAATGGAAAGATTTTTGATTTCAACGAACTCAACCGCATTGAAAGCCTAATTTTGGATTTATTCAATCAGTTATTAAACCAATACAGAGGTCGGCAGATGCTTACCTTTAACTTTGGCATAAGGAGGGAGGCGTTCTAAGTGGCGTGGGAACGATTAAAGACAGACTACAAGGATGCCGTATGGTCCGGTCTGCGGAAGTTCATACCTATTGATAATGGGGACGGCAGTTATTCCGTAAAAGATGTGACCCAGTACACGGTGTACGATGAATCGTTTTTCGGTGCGTATGATGCCAACCGCATCAATACAGCCGTCAACGCAATCATGGCAGCATTGGAAAACGGAACAGATTTGTATGAGGTATTCACAGAGTTTTTTGAGAACCAGAAAGTTGAGTTTGACAAGAGAGCAAATCTGGATCTCGACTCATTCAATATCTTTCTCGACAATTTGCAGGCAACGGCAAATGCGGATGTTGTGCAGTTAAAGAAAGACTACACATCTGAAATGACAACGTTTGAGAACAATCAGGAAATATTGTTTAATCAATGGTTTTCAATGATTAAAGATCAGTTGTCAGCGGATGCAGCCGGAAAATTGCAGAATGAAATCAACGATGTGGAAACCCACATCAGAAACCTTGCAGTGAAGATACATTTCAACGATACCGTTGGAACTGCTGCTGCAATAACTGTACAAAATGTAACATCCGGTAACAAATATACTGTTACAGATTATACTCAGCCTTTGTATCTCACAGAGGCAGGAGAGTACACAATAAGCATTGCGAATGACAACTATATAGTTGCCCCGAAAACATTTTCTATCAGCAATGCGGATCTTATGACACATAAGACTTTCAGAATCATGGACGGCAACGGATTGGCGTTTGTCGATGGTTTTGTAGGAGCCTATGTAAATAAATAACGGAGGTAGACAAAATGAGAGATTTCCCTAAGAGACTTGCAACCGCCGAGGACATTAGAAATTGTAAATCCTTGGTGGATGATGGCGCATTTGCAGCAAAAGACCTGTTGGAAGCCATCGAAGATCTTGAAAACATGAATTATCTTCATTGCCCGGTTCTTGCGGTAGGAGAGGATAAGAAAACTGTTACCATTCACTATTGTGCTGAGGCAAAAGCAAATACAAAGGCGATTGTCGGAAATAAGACGGTAACAATCACAAACGTAACACATGAAGAGGGCGAACCGGATGAGATTACAGGAGAGAAACAGTTGGAAACGACCGTTATTTCCACATCCGCTATGGTATCTGTGGATGCAACAGAAATCGCAGTTACCGCACCATACACCATTTACGACAGTCTCGGCATGACGGCCGAAGAACTGAATCAGATTAAGGAGGAATTGGCTAATGAGTAAATTCTACGGTTATGATGAAGCAATGGAAAATGACATTGCGAAGATAACCACCCCGAAACTTGCGCTTATGTCCGATGTCGTTGCATCTGATAAGAAGTTTATTCGCATGGAGAACGGTTCCCTTACTGTTATCGCAGGAGTTTTGATTGCGGTAGGCAATTCTGTTTTTAAGACAGAAAAAACCACTCTTACAGCGAGCAACTTGGACGGAACAGCAACTAAGTTTGAGGTGGGAAAGGACTATTGCATTTATATCTGTGATCCTACCGGTGGAGATGCCACGAACTTTGCCGCAGAACAGTATCGTATTTCCCTTAATACGACATATCCAAACGGTTATACGGCAGTTACATCAAGAAAAATCGGTGGCTTCCATTACGGTGTTGTCAGAAAAACAAATAGTTCTGGTATTCCGATCAGCGCATCAGGTGCTGCATTAGGAAGTGGATGGGAAACAAACGTAACAGAGGGGATCGTTCCTAACTCTGTATGGACTCTTCTCCATAGACCTACCTGTGATCCTACCGGAATGGTTTATATCGGACCGTTCTGGGGAGACATATATCTTTCATCCGACAATGGTGCCAGTGGTTTGCAGAGCAAAAAGGGTGTTGTGCCGATTACTGGAACAGAGGGATTAAACTGGTATATCGCCAATGAAAGAGCTATGAGAGTAGGCAAGAGACTTCCAACCTACGCTGAGTTCTGCAAAGGCGCATACGGTTCTCCACAGGGCGAAGATGGTAACAACACATACGCATGGTCCGCAACTTCCAATACGGCAAGAACCGCCTGCGGAAATGTAAAGAACGCAGTTTCCGCAACGAATGTTCGCGACCTTGTTGGAAACGTATGGAAGTGGCTTGATGAGTTCATTCACGACCCTACCGGATCAGCATGGAACTGGTATGACGTTATGAGCGGACAGAAAGTTGGCCAGCTTTACATGGCCAACAACACTGGCTTGCACGCGCTCATTGGCGGTGGCAGCTGGAACGACGGGGTTCACGGTGGTTCGCGGACTGTGAATTGCAACAATGCTCCGTGTTACGTGTACGCGAACGTTGGCGTGTGGTGCGTCTGTGACTCGCTGTAAGCTGATGGGGACCGGCGAAAGCCGAGTCCCTTGCAGTTGAAAGGTTGGGTGTAATGGCATACGAAAGCAAATATGAAAATCCCTCCACTC